ACAACTACTACAATCGGATCAGGAGCAAGTAATCCCATTGTTGTAGATGGATCTGCAGTTACCATTGGTAGATGTGGTGGTACCGTTGCTTTAGCATCAGGTGCAACTCAATCAGGTTTTGGTAGAGAAGGATCTGTTAATTGGCAGACATCGATTAAGACAGGAGATTTTACAGCAGTAAATGGTGAAGGGTATTTTGTAAATACTACAAGTGGTGAAATAACAGTAACTCTTCCTGCATCACCTAGTTCGGGAAGTATTGTAGCTATTAAAGATTATGCATATACATTTGATACAAATAAAGTTACATTAAATAGAAATGGATCTAATATTGAAGGACTAGCAAATAATTTTACAATAGAAACAGAAGGACAAGCAGTTACTTTAGTTTATGCAGATGCAACAAGAGGTTGGCTACCAGTAGAACAAGCAAAATCTGGAGATTTAGATCCACCACCTCTTTTTATTGCAGCAACTGGTGGAACAATTACAACCACTGGTGATTTTAAAGTTCATACATTTACGGGTCCAGGAACTTTTACAGTTACACAATTAGGAAATGCACCAACCAATCCAGGTGGTGGACCAACTAACGTAGATTATAGAGTTGTTGCAGGTGGTGGAAATGGAGGAACAGCTTATTACTCTGGTGGTGGTGGAGCAGGCGGACATAGAACAACTTTTCCAAGTCCATCTTGTAATGCAGGAGCTTTTCCGGTTACGGCAACAGCATTTCCAATTACAGTAGGTGCAGGTGGAGCAGGAGTTGAAACACCTGATCAAGGTTCTGCTAGTGATATTAATCCTGGTTCAAATTCAATTTTTTCAACTATTATTTCTGCGGGAGGAGGAGGTGGAACTCCTACAAACGTTCAAGATCCAGCAGATGCAGGTGGTTCTGGCGGTGGAGCTGGAGCATATAATATATCTGGAGGAGCAGGAAATACACCTCCTGTTAGTCCTCCTCAAGGTAATCCCGGTGGTAATGGTGTTTTAAGTCCTACTGGTGGAGGCGGCGGCGGTGGTGGCGGTGCTGGCGGTGCTGGTACTAATGGTTCTGGAGCACCTGGTGCTGACGCAGGAAATGGAGGAGCAGGAACTGCAAATTCAATTACAGGATCACCAGTAACATTAGCTGGTGGTGGTGGTGGAGGTTCTTTTTGTGGACCTAGTAGTCCAGCACCTGCACAAGGTTCAGGTGGATCAGGAGGTGGTGGAGATGGTAATCCAGGAGCATCCCCAGGTGGAAATGGTACTGCTAACACTGGCGGTGGTGGTGGAGCAATTGGTGGCCGATCACCAGGATCAGCTCCTTTTCAGGGTGGATCAGGTGGATCAGGTATAGTAGTAATAAGGTACAAATTTCAATAGGTAAATTATGAGTGAAGTAAAAGTAAATAAAATTAGTCCAAGAACAAATTGTGGTACAGTCCAGTTAGGAGATAGTGGTGACACTATAACAATTCCTAGTGGTGCAACAATTACAAACAACGGTACGGCGGCAGGATTTGGTGCTACGGGTGCAGCTTCTTGGGATACAACAGTCAAGACTGCTTCTTTTACAGGAGTAGCTGGCGTAGGATATTTCGTAAATACAACTAGTGGAGCAATCACAGTAACTCTACCAGCATCGCCTGCAGCAGGTGCAGTAGTTGCAGTTTCAGATTATGCAGGAACAGCAGATACAAACAATATTACAATTGGCAGAAATGGTTCTAACATTAATGGAGCGGCGGCAGATCAAATTATTTCAATTGAAAATTCAGCAGTAACTTTAGTATATGTAGATGGAACACAAGGTTGGAAAGCAACAGATACATCTAATTTAAATGATATAGAATTACAACCTACATATGTTACAGCAACAGGTGGAACAATTACTTGTTGTGGAGATTATAAAGTTCATACATTTACAGGACCGGGAACATTTTGTGTTTCAGCGGTAGGTAATCCAGCAGGTTCAACTTCAGTAGATTATTTAGTAGTAGCCGGTGGAGCAGGTGGAAGTTTTGGTGGAGGAGGTGCAGGAGGATATAGAGAATCTTCAGGTGCTGCTTCTGGTTGTTATGCAGCTTCTCCTTTAGGAGCTTGTGTTTCAGCTTTACCAGTTACAGCTACAGGTTATCCAATTACAGTGGGTGGCGGTGGTGCTGGAAGACCTAGTAATGCTAATGGAAGTTCATCAATTTTTTCAACAATAACATCAAATGGTGGTGGAACAGGTGGTGGAGCAAGTACTAATAATGGGCCTGGAATTGCTGGTGGATCTGGAGGTGGTGGAGGACACGGTCCAGGAACACCTGTTAATGCTCAACCTAGTGGTGCTGGAAATACTCCTCCTACAAGTCCAGCTCAAGGAACTCCTGGTGGAACTGGATATCAATCTGGTGGTAATTTTGGTGGCGGCGGTGGTGGTGGAGCAACTGTTGCAGGAACAAACGCTGTAGGTGGAAGTCCAACTTCTAATACTGGTGGTAATGGTGGTACAGGTGCAACAACTTCTATTAATGGAACTCCTACAACATTTGCAGGTGGTGGTGGTGGTGCTTATTATTATAATACTTGTGCAGGACAAGCTGGAGCAGGAGGTGGAGGACGTTCAGGAATAGAAGGAGGTGGTTCTGATGGTGCTACAGCAGGTACCACTAATACTGGTGGTGGAGGTGGTGGTGGTAATGGAACTGGAAAAGCAGGCGGATCAGGAATCGTTATTATTAGATACAAATTTCAAAATTAATATGTATTTACTAACATTTAAAATTAATATATAAGGAGAAACATTATGGCACATTTTGCAAAACTAGGATCTAACAGTAAAGTCATTCAAGTACTCACTTTGAATAATGGCGATATGCTGAACGCTGACGGCGTTGAAGATGAAACAGTAGGACAACAATATTTAGAGACACATAATAATTGGCCTGCACAAATGTGGATTCAAACATCTTACAATACATCTGGTGGCACACACAATAATGGTGGTACACCATTAAGAGGAAATTACGCAGGTATAGGTTATACTTGGGACGAAGATGATCAAATCTTCTGGCCTAAAAAACCTCACGCTTCTTGGGTAAAACATAATGCATCAGCTTCTTGGAAATCACCAATCGGTGATGCTCCAGCATTAACAGAAGAACAAGAATCACAAAATACAGCTAATACTCACGGATGGCATTACGTCTGGAATGAAGCTAATACAACTTGGGACTTGACAGACAGCAAAGCATAAATTAAAAATGGTGGTGGTATGCAGAGACAAGTATTAAGTGAACAGAGTTTATTCTACGGTGATATTGATATGCCGAAAGGTTTTGAAATAGACCAAGAAAAACTTACCAACGATATTTTACAATCAACTTTCAACACTAAAGAATTTCCATTCTCAAGAACTTGGGATATGTTAAATACATATATGAGAGACTTTATTGGTCTTGATTATGGTATTAATTTAGTTAACAAATCAACGTGGGGAAATATCTATAAACCTGCGGAAACAACAATTCCTTTATTAAATATTGATCCGGTGGATCTACGAAACTCTCCAGACTTTACTATGCTTTATGGTGTTAAAGTTAAAGATTGTTTTGTTCGAATACACTATGAAGATAATAGACGTAAAGGAAGAAGTTGGGACATAGAACTTAAAAATAATATGTTCATAATGTTTCCATCAACTAATATGTATTATCTAACTAACAATCAAAAAGATTCATTAAACTTTGTGCAAACAATAACTTATGAATATATCTAATTATTACTGGCATTTCCCTGCAGCACTTACACCAAAGTTTTGTGATGATGTAATAGCTTATGCTAATCAACAAGAAGAAGTAATGGCTAGAACAGGTGGGTATGGTGATAAAGAATTAAATAAAGATCAAATAAAAGATTTAAAAAGAAAAAGAAACTCTGATTTAGTGTGGCTTAACGATACTTGGATATACAAAGAATTACACCCATACGTTCACGAAGCTAATAGACAAGCTGGTTGGAACTTTGAATGGGATAGATCAGAATCGTGTCAATTTACAAAATATAAACACAACCAATATTATGATTGGCATTGTGATGGTTGGGATAAACCTTATGAAAAAGAAGGACCCGACAATGGTAAGATTCGAAAACTATCTATGACTTGTCAGTTAACAGATGGTTCAGAATACACAGGTGGTGAATTAGAATTTGATTTTAGAAACTACGATCCACATATGAGAGATGAAGACAAACA